TTCGACTCACGGGGGGCCCACCACCACAGTGTAACAGCAGCAGCCCTTAGCTCAGTTGGATAGAGCAACAGCCTTCTAAGCTGTAGGCCACTGGTTCGAATCCAGTAGGGCTGGCCATCAACGCAGCAGCATGCAGCAGCACAGGGAGATCACAGTGTACAAGCAGCCCAACCCCATGGACCCGTGGGATCCATTCAAACGTTGGTACGCAGCACTGTGGCCCCTGCAGCGTGTGGGGGTCTGGCTGTGCTGCGCTGTCTTCGTATACGCAGCATTCAGGTGGATCACCATGTAGCATGCAGCATGCGCGGGTGGGGCAGAGAGTGCTGAGAGCTGAGAAACCCAGGAACCCCTAGGGTCTTTTCCCATTTGGTTGACACTGTGCTGAAAAGCTGCTATAATACGTTTTTAACAAGGAGCTCAGAATGTTAACTAAACAAACAGCAAGTTTCCTGTTGGAAATTGTGCGCAACAACATCGCAGACGCAGAGGTGTACGTTAGCACAGACGAGGACGAGGACAACGTATACAGCGACAAGCTAGTAGACCTTGTTGCAGCAGAACAACAACTGCTTGACATTTTGGGCTAACTGTGCTATAATACATTTTTAAACAGGAGCAATGCATGATCAAAGTTAACGCAACACTAAACACAAACGGCAAGGGCTACTGGAGCAGCACTGCTAAGGCAGTAGAGGTCACAGGGCTGCAATTGTCGTATATAAACGATGAGCTAGACTTCGGCGAGCTGCGGGTGCGCTTTGCAGCAGCAAGCTGGGACACAAGCAAAGACGGTCTCATATACACAGACAAGCTGTTTATGACAGAGCTTAAAGAGTTGTTAACTAGTTTGGGCTTTGATAGCAGCGATGTTGACTACAGCGAGCAGGGCATGCAGGGAGACAACTACGTAAGCTGCGACGTGGGGGAACTGTTTATTAATACGTACATGCAGAACGCATGACCCTAAGGCCCGTAAGGGCTTTGGCCCTTTGGTTGACACTTTGGAATTTTGGTGCTATAATATACACATGAACTTAGAAAAGCCCACCCGTAAAAAGCGAGTCGACCGTACTCATATCATCTATGAACTGCGTGTCAACGGTGCTAGCTACATAGGAGTCACTGCCAAAACAGAGACAACTATTAATAAGTCAGTGCTGGCTCGTGCGGCCAAGCACTTCTATCGTGCTAAGAAAGAAAACAAGGACTGGCTGCTTTGCAAGGCCCTGCGCTCTTTGAACGACAAGAGCGAGATAGAAGTACTAGTTCATGAGACCCTGCGTGGCAAAGCGGCTGCACACAAGCGGGAAGTAGAGTTGCGCAGGGCACTGAAGCCTGTGCTGAACACAGACTGCAGGGGTGATTAAACAGGGGTTGACAGCCCTGCAGTTTGGTGCTATAATACACACTTACACAAACAAATAAGGAGCGAAACTTATGGGTACACGATCAAGAGTAGGAGTCATGCATGGCGATGTCTGCAAGAGCGTCTATTGCCACTATGATGGCTATCTAGAGTACACAGGCAAGCTGCTGATGCAGAACTATAACTCCGCCCTGGCCAACCAGCTGATAGCACGTGGGGACAACAGTGGAGTTCAGAAGACCCCTGACGTCATGAACTTCTACAGCGACCGTGGTGAAACTGACGTCAGCTGGCAGGTTGCACACACCTTTGAAGAGTTCCTTGAACAGGTCCACAACTGCGGGGGTGAGTACTACTATATCATGCGTGATGGCGAATGGTACGCGGGCTCAGTCTATGAGGCCAAGGGCTTGGTGGTGAATGGATTGGTTCCTCTAGCAGATGCTCTTGCTGCCAACACCATTGAGCAATTGACTGCAGAAATGACAGAAACCCAGATAGCGGAAGTGTTATTCAAATAAGGGGTTGACAAACTCCCTAATTGAGCATATAATAGACACTATGTTAACAACACACACAGGAGCGAAAACTATGCGTATTACACTAGCACAAGGTCAGTACGGTGCCAAAAGCAATCAGATCTACCCAGGCATTGAGCTGGATATGGTAGGGGACTTTGTCACCGAAGCCAGCAATGGTTGGGAAGGCTACATCAAGGCCCGTTCAGGCTACAACATCAAGGGTGGTGGCGAGACCTGTAAGGTACGATGCAACCAAAGTGATGTTCAAGCAATTGCAGGAGCTCCAGCAGGGGTTACAATGTTGCAGGCCCTTGCCAAGCCCACCAAGGCTGGCAAGAACGATGCTACTGTTACAGACTTCACACAGGTCAAAGTGCCAGACTCTGCTGTCGCAGACGAGTCTGATGAGCAGATCATCGAGCGTACTAGATTGCGCTTTGAGATCCTCAAGGACATGACCAAGGCTGTCAAGACTGGTGACGTTCGTGCTATGATCGTCACAGGCCCTCCAGGTGTGGGCAAGAGCTTTGGTGTTGAAGAAGTACTTGCCAAAGATGACCTGTTTGATATGATGGGACAACGCAAGCCCAAGTATGAGATCGTCAAGGGTGCTATGTCAGCAATTGGACTCTACTCCAAACTGTACAAGTTCAGCGATCCCAAGAACATTGTTGTGTTCGATGACTGTGACTCAATCCTTTTGGACGATGTTGCACTTAACATTCTCAAAGCGGCTTTGGACACTTCAAAGAAGCGTACCATTTCTTGGAACACTGACAGCCGTGTGCTACGCTCAGAAGGAGTGCCTGACAAGTTTGATTTCAAGGGCGGTGCTATCTTTATCACCAACTTGAAGTTTGAGAATGTTCGCTCTAAGAAACTGCAAGAGCACTTGGCGGCCTTAGAGTCACGCTGTCACTTCATTGACTTGCGTATGGACACAGACCGTGAGAAGGTTCTGCGTATCAAGCAGATCGTCAAAGACGGTATGTTGGATTCATACGAGCTTGAGGACACAGCCAAGGACGAGATCGTAGACTTCATCCTTGAGAACCGTAGCCATATGCGTGAGCTGAGCCTGCGTACTGTTTTGAAGTGTGCAGACTTGAAGAAGAGCTTCCCTAGCAACTGGCAGAACATGGCCAAGGTCACTGTTATGAAAGGTATGGCATGATAGATACCGGATTGGGCTCTGCCAAAGAGTGCCAGTACATTGGTGCAGAGCAACGAGAGTGGCCCTATACCATGTGCGGGCAGAAGAGCATAGCAGGCAAGAGCTACTGTGCAGAGCACTACCATCAGATGTACAAGAAGGGATCCAGCAACACGGGTGCCCGAAAGATGGAGAAGTTGATTGACAAAGAATTAGCTGATTTGAAACGGCTACAAGAAATCGAGGAGATTGAAAATGTTTGATAGTATCGTAAAGGTCACCCTGGCTATAGCCATCGTGGTGATATTGTTGGCCATTGGTCCTTGGCTGGTCATTTGGAGTCTGAACACACTGTTCCCTGCACTGGCCATTGAGTTCACGTTTTGGACTTGGGCTGCTGTGGTGATCATGGGCACGTTCTTTCGAGCAAATGTTTCTGTAAAACGGAAGGATTGAGGTTGCATTGCTGAGCAGCGTCTGCTATACTAATAAAACGCTGTGAGGACACAGCCACAACAAAGGAAACTTAAAAATGAAGAGATTCAATCCAGAAACCAAGACTTTCAAAGTCTTCAACGCACTCTACAATGGTGCAGCATTGACAGCATCCAAAGCCAAGCATGACTTGGGCGTTGGCAACTTGAGCGCAGAAGTTAGCCGCATCAAGCAGAACGGTTATGCTGTTTACAGCAACACCCGCAAGGCAGGCAACGGTGTCACCGTCACAGAATACGTGATGGGTCAACCAAGCCGCGAAATCGTTGCTCTAGGCTACAAGGCCAAAGCAATGGGCATCACTCTGTAATAGAGTTTCCACAAAGACAAGCCGATTCGCTCCCGGGGCGTCTTTTGGGGCTGTTGTAGAAATACAACAGCCTTTTTCTTTGACCGGCACTCTCCAAAAGTGGTTGACAGATTGGATACATAGTGTTATAATACACACATGAACAAGCAAGGAGCGACAATGATATTCACTGCTGATCAAGTCTGGGGTTGTGCTGCTGCTGCGCAGCGTATCAACGAGGGGTATTTCAAAGAAGACCAATGGGATACAGCTGAGGCTGGCGTCAAGATCAAGACTGCCAATAAGAGCTTGGTCAAGAACTGGCTGGCTCGGGGTGACTACTCCCTGGTCACTGCTGCAGACATTGCTGCGGGCCAAGCAGCTCGCAACCATTTCAAAAGCTACACCCTATTGGCCATTGCGGGACGACTCAACGAGTTCCAACAAACAGCTATGAAGCTGGCCGCCAAGGAAGAGTTCACAGGGCGTGATATCTACGACTTTGCTGTGATCTCATGCTTGCCTTCAGTGGCTGTACGCGATGCTTCTAACAGCGAACTCCGACGCGAGATCTACACCTCAGAACAGCTGCAGGGAGCTGTGGGGGATACAGTTGTGGGTGACATCACGGTGCTCACTGCCCGCTTCAACCCTGACTACAATAAACACAAGATCACGGCCCGTATGGGTGAGAGCTTTGTGGACTTCTGGTTCGGCAAGGAGCTAACAGGGGAGCTGAGGATCAAGGGCAAGATCAAAGTTCAGCGTGGCAATAAAACAACACAGCTGAACTATGTGAAGATAAGTGGTTGACAGCAAAGCGATTTGGTGTTATACTTATGATACTGAGAAAGTAATTGTTTAACCGGTAACTTAAAGAGGTCTTAAAATGGCAAAAAGCACAGATATTTCCGTTCGTCAAGTAGGCCCCAAGGGTGCTATGAAGGC